ACACATATATTTATAGTTCTTTATCACTCCACAATTTTGGGAATGGAATTGCTTGATACATTTTTCCATCAAGTGACCATTGAAAATCTATATGTTTTTGTTCAGAAAAATAAATAGATTCTGGAAAAATATCAAATGCAATTGTTACTCTTGGTTTATCTCCTGTCCAAGGAGACGATGCATGTTCAAATCCACTAGACGAGTATATCAACATATCATCATAATCTTTATGTACAATCCACTCTTCTTCTGGTTGTTCTGGCCCTACCCTGTAAGTTGTTGTAGATGGTTCTACATTTGCACAATAAAATCCATGATAGATATGTGGATGCATTTCCTCTATATGTTTGTGAAAAGGAATATGGTCGTATCCTTTATCACCTTCTTTTTTATTATATACATTGAACCATCCATGAATATAGAAAGGTTCTTCTGCATCTTGTACTTGAGGATTTGAATAGAAAAACTTATTTAGTTTCCAGTAGATATCTGCAAAGGGTCTCAATCCAAATGTGAATGGATTGTAGGTATTGAAATCTTGAATGTTTTCTGTATCTAAATCAAAATTATGGTTTTTTTCCATTTCTTCATCTGCATCACCATCCTTAGATGAACGAACATATGCACGAAGGTTATCACTAAATTGATTTGGTGTTGGAGTTCCATCTTCACTATGTGCAAAGTATGGATGGTTTTCATTTTCAATACACCAATCAGTAATAAACTCATGGTCTATTCCACAATCCTTTTGTATAAAAAAGTTAGAATTCTTTAGTTCCACTTCTATCCTCATATTCTAGATGTACTATTACTTCATCACCTTTTCTTATTCCATTGTTATACAATTGTGAATACATTTGGTCTGCACCTTTTCTTATTCCATTATATTCTCCCCATGAATAGATGCAGAAAAATACAACAGAAAGTATTAGTAATGTAATTATTTCCATCTACATTCCATCATTAGTTCTGTTAAACATGCAACTATGTTGACTTCTTGGTCAACTACAAATGCAGATTTGTAACTGTAATCTGCAATTATAATAACTGCTTGTGGTATACTTTGGGGTTCAAGAACCTCATAAAGTTTATCATAAATTTTTCTAAAAAGTTTTACTGGGTCATTATCTACATTTTGTGCAACCCACTTTCTCATATCAGTAAATCGTTTTGCTTTGATATGTCCTAGTAATTCTGCAACACTTTCATCTGCAATATTAGATAATATACCTACATCTATACTACCACTTACTCCATATCTTTGCAGTTCATTAATAGTTCTACGAAAGTCTGGGAAGTATTTCATTACCAATTCTTGTAATACTTCTGAATTATATTTTACACCTTCATTATCAAGTATCATCATAAGTCTTGCCATGAATACAGATGCAAGTCTTGGTCTTTCAGATGGTGGTATCTTGAAGTCGATGATAGTACATCGAGAATGTAATGGTGGGATTAATCTGTTTTTGTAATTACATGTAAATATAAATCTACAATTCTTATGGAATTCTTCTATAAATCCACGAAGTGCTGGTTGAGTTGATTGTGCATTGAGATAGTCTGCCTCGTCAAGAATGACTACTTTGTTTCCACCTTGTAGGGAAACTGTAGATGCAAAGTTTTTAATTTTAGTTCTAAGTACATCGATTCCAGATTCTTCTGAACCATTGATTAGGATATAATCACAACCATGCATTTCACATAATGCTTTTGCAATAGTAGTCTTACCTGTACCTGCTGTACCTGTAAGAATCATGTTTGGTATTTCACCTTTGATATCAAAGAATGTTTGTTTGATATCAGCTGGAAGAACACAGTCTTCTATTGTCTTTGGTCGATACTTTTCAACCCATAAAAATTCATCATTCATATATTCACCATTTCATTATAAAGATGACTCATAATCCCACCATTATGAACCGAATTCAACCCCAGAGAGAGAACAGTTGAACACCCTTGGATACCAATGTCTAGTACCTACAGAAGTATTTATCACGAACCAAATACTGAATCTGGTTCTAATGCAATAAAATACTCAAGTCCTTTTGTTTTTGCAACGAATTGAGAAAGACCTTTAGATGAAACATACACAGTATATTCATCATTTACAATCTTAATGTTTTCCATCTTAAAGTTCATTGCATATGTTTGTCCATCACCATCCATGATAACTTCACTAAACTGATTACTTGATGGATTCTTCTTATCTTTAACAGTCAATGTAACAACTGTTCCATTACTTTCCAGAACTAAATCTGGTAAAGATAATACTGCACTTGCTTTCTTTAATTTAGATAACAAATTATCATCAATATCAAATACAACTTCTGGATTTGGCATAGTGATATCTTTCTCTGGTGGAGAAATAATCATTGATGCATCTGCATAGTTATATGTTGCACTTGCACCATCACCACTAATGTTTACAGACTTATCACCAAAGTCAAACTCTGCATCATTACCTAACAATGATATTGTTGCAAGAAACTCTGGAAGGTCATATACAGAAAACTGACTTGCAAAATTATCAGTTAACTTTGCCTTACCAAAGATATTTTTCATTGGAGAGATTGTTTTAATCTCATTCCCTGTTTGTACTGTAATACCATTATTGATACTACTAAAGTTTGTTAGAACTTCTAATGTACTTTCACTTATTTTCATAATTACTCCTATAACTATAATGTTGCTCTCTTGTCCACTTCTTTATCATGCACATGGAGAGCAAATAGTGCATAGTGTAAAACTTTCATGAGGTCTGCACGATTATGTCCTTGTTTCTTCCCATATCGTTGTGCATATTTAAGAATGTTTCCAATACAGAAACCTTCTCCATGACCACCATCAATTATAAATTCAGTTGCTTGATATTGATTTTGTGAATAATGTTGGTCATATGTCTTATTCACATATTCAATCAATTCTGCAATGTACTTGTCTTCATCGTATTTGTAATCAATACATTTTATATTTGTTTTTTCATTCATAATACTATTTTACTACATAACTCCAATTTGTCAACCTACCATTTATCTTGGTCGACACCACGAGTATTAAAATTACCCTTTGTTCTACTTTCCCTATAATCAAAAGGAACTGATACTGCAAATGGGTCTGATAATCCAGTCCCCACCCATTCTCCAGTGTTGTAGATTGTAGAAGGATTTACATGGTCTAGATACTTGTCTACCCACATATCATTTTTCTCACACCACTCTTCTATCTCTTCATATGTACCATATACAAGTGTTCCCATTTTATAAGAACTACCATCTGCATGTAATACTTTTGCTATTTCTTGATGTGATATACAGTTTGAAGATAATTGTTTATTTTCTATTTTGTCGTACATTATTTGTAAAAGATATGTTCGTTAATAGTTACAGTTTGATTCAATGAATCTGCCCAGTAAGGATTTACATAAACACTATGATAATGTGTTGCACCTTCTGTAATGTCTCCATACTCACCTTGTAAAATATTTCTTGCAAGGGTTAAACACTTTAACCAAGTTTTTGAATCCACTGGGTCGTCTGACTTACCATCACAGAACCAACTAAATTGACATTGGTTTCTAGTAGGTATCATATTACCTTTCCAATTCTCTGACCACTTTGCCTGATAAACTACACCACAAATATCTGTTGGGTAATTCATATGTTGTGTTCTATTGATAACAACTTGGGCAACTGCAATCTTACCAGCAAGTGGTTGGTTGCCAGCTTCAAAGTACATGTTTTGTGCAAGACAAAATGCTTCGTTGTTTGCATCCGAAGCTTCTGCTTTGTTTATGAAAAATATTAAACTTGCAGTTAGTATCATCATTACCATATGAAAAGGTATAAAGAACCTTGATGCACTCGACCAAGGTCTTGACCATAAAACCATTTCTATCATATTTTTTATCCTATCCATTTATATCCCATCCCTATTAAATCTTTTTGTTGTTGAATTGCTTTATCAATATCGATTTTACTTACTGATATCATTGCACCATTTGTATTTGTGATTTCCACATAATCATCAAAGATATTGAAAGTCACTGAATGACCCTCATTAGTTAAAACACCTTTAAATACCATGTTTGGATAATCTTGACATTTACTCATATTACCATCCTTTTACTATGTTTGTCATAATAAATATTGCACATACTAAATTTGTAAGTACAAATAAAGAACGAATTACTGCAATTGCATTTTCATTCCTTTTATTATATCCATCTTCTTCATCAAATGAACCGAGGGCATGTTTCCATATAATCCAAAATCTTTTCATTTTAACTCCAAATAAATCTGGCGGGATGGGAAAACAGTTTCAACACAAATGCGTGTATAATAGTGTTCACTTTGTTGTTTTCGTTTCCCTGTCCCTGCCCGAGCATACAGCCCCTATTATTAAACTCCACCTCTAACATAAGCATTCACTAGGTCTTCACCAGTTACTTGCTCACCAAAGGTTCTAATTACTTTGCCATTTTGTTGTCTAACAACATGACCACCATTGTAGTGTGTATCTGTCACACCACCATTTTCAAAATCTTTCATTGACTCTTCTGTCTCATACCACATGGAAGTCAACCTATGTACTTGTACTGACCTAGGTTGTTTTGCCCACTCTTCTGCTTCAAGAAGTATCCTTTGTCTTTCGACAATATCATCATACTGTCCCATTATTCAAAACTCCTTATCCTTGCTGGGATAACTATATTCCAGTTACAAGAATCACAAACTCTATCGTCATAATTCTCTAAAACTGGTTGGGGATTATTCCCAAAACCCTCATATGACCCAGTGCATAATGCACAAGGTCGAGGAGAACTAGATGCTTCTAGTGAGGTCTTACTATATTGTGAAGTCATCTTTATCGTTCTCCTCTATTACTGTTTCTAATTCAGACTCTAAGTCATCACCCAAAGGATTTACACCTGCGTCAACCTTAGTGTAAAGGTCGAGGAAGGATGCTTTGGTGTCTTCATCGAATCTTGCAAGACACACTTCAATAGACTTCAACTTGTCGTTGAACATTGAGAATGCTTTTGCAATGTGAACTAATCTTCTAGTTGATATCACTTCATCAACTGCACCTTCGTAGAAGGATTTTCTGATTACATCAGCCCAGTCAACAAGTTTTTCTGCAAACTCATCATCATTGACTCCAAGAATTGCAAAGTCACCTTTGACAATTTTTTTCTCAGTAGTCACTGGTGGGTATTCTTGCTCAAGACAAATTGCAAACCTTTCAAGGAATGCTTCGTTCAAGATGTTAGTTCCGATGAATCTACCATCCTCAGAACCTTTACCTTTAGTGTTTGCAGTTGCAACCACTGTGAACCCATCTACTGGTTTTACAAACTCACCAGTCTTCTTGATTAAGTAACCACCACCTTCTAGGATGGATTGTAAACACATAATCTTGTTTGATGCAAGGTCAACTTCGTCAAGAAGTAATACTGCACCTTTTCTCATTGCTTTAAGGACAGGGCCTTCTTTGAAAACAATGTTACCATTGATAAGAGTATTTGAACCAATCAAATCATCTTCATCGGTTTCAATAGTAATGTTAACTCTGAACAATTCTTTTTTAAGACTTGCACATATTTGTTCAACCATTAAGGTTTTACCATTACCACTCAAACCAGTAATAAACACTGGAAAGAAAACTCCAGACTTAAGAATTGACTTAAGGTCTTTAAAGTGACCAAAAGGAACATAGTTGTCCATCTTGGTAGGAATAACTGAAATGTTTTCATCAAGAACATTCATACCAACATTTGCAACTGGTACTGGAACTGATTCAACAGTTTGTACATTTGCAACCACTGGTGCAACTGGTTCTGAATAGTTATTAGGAACAACAGATTCAATGGAATAAGTTCCATAACCTGCTTTGAATTGTGGTTTTCTAATCAACCACGATGGAAAAGGAATATTTGCTGTATCACAAATTTTCCTAACTGTGGATTTAGAAAACTCCACTTGATTTGGATATTGTTCTGAACAGGCATCCAAGAACCTGTAATGATTTGCATTTAAATTCATACTAACCTCACTTTTTGAATTATTTTTTACCAT